ATTAGCCAAAATGGATAGTATCTTTGATAAGTTAAATGCTATTGATTCAAAGGTTGAAAGATATAGAGAAAAGACCCCAGAGGAGAAACTTGAGTTAAGAACCTATGATTCATATCCATTTAATCAAAAGTTATCTCAATTTTTTGATGACAAACAAGTTGAAATGGAGAAGAGTGGAAAAAATGATTATGTTTTAACATCAGATGATGTTGTGAATATTAATCCAAGTGAAATAAAAGATTCATTTGGTGCTATGGATGATGATGAGGATGACTTTATGAGTGATAATAATTATAATTTTAGAAGATAATTTATTTTTATATTTTATAAAAAAGGGGGTAATACCCCTTTTTTTTTCTATTAAACTTACCTATACTTGTTAAGTAATTTTTTTTGTAAACAAAAACTATATAATATGTCAAATTTAGATGCCATAATGGCGCAGTATGAAAAAAACCAAAAGGGGGACTCCCAAAAATTATCACAAGAGGACAGAATGAAACGTTATTTTACGTTATTACTTTCTGATAAAGAGAGTACTGGACAAAGGAGAATTAGAATTTTGCCTACAACTGATGGATCATCTGTATTTAAGGAGGCTTGGTTTCATGAATTACAAGTTGGTGGATATTACCAAAAGATTTATGACCCAGCAGGTAATGACAATGAAGCATCTCCATTGAATGATGTTTATCATGCATTGAAAGCAACAAAACGCAAAGATGATGATGAATTAGCCAAAGATTATAAGGCTAAATTATTTTATGTTGTTAAAGTTATTGACAGAGACAAAGAAGAAGAAGGTCCAAAGTATTGGAGATTTAAACACAATTATAAGAAGGATGGTATTTTAGACAAGATGATACCAATCTTTAGGAATAAGGGTGATATCTCTGATATTGATAATGGAAGAGATTTGATTATTGAGTTAGTTAAATCAAAAAGTCCAAAAGGTAAAGAGTATACCAGTGTCTCTACAATTATGTATGATGACCCAACTCCATTATCTACTGATGCTAATTTAGTTAAAAAATGGATTGATGATGAATCTACTTGGAAAGATGTATATAGTAGAAAACCATTAGAATATCTTGAAGCAATTTCAAGAGGTGAATCCCCAAGATGGGATGAATCGCAAGGTAAATATGTTTATTTGAACACATCAAATTCTGAAGCATCCTTTGGTGGGGCAACTGTTGCAAAAAATGCAACAATTCAGGAAACCAGTGTAGTTGGTGATGACTACATTGATGATGATTTACCATTTTAATTAACCTAAAATAGATTTTTTGTGCAAAGTATTGTTTTATGGTACTTTGTGCAAAAAATATCTTTTCTTAAATCAAAAAAATATATGGCTATAAAGAAAAAGGCATCAGTTAGTAGTATTGATGCTATTAAGGATAAGTTTTCTACAAAGACAAAGTATAAGCCAGAAGATTATTATTCTTGTGGTGATGCTTTTTATAATGCTTGTGGTGTACCTGGTCCTGTTATGGGGGGTATAAATATGTTTCTTGGACATTCCAATACAAGTAAGACAACTGCTATGATATTGGCTGCTGCTGATGCTCAGAAGAAAGGTCATTTACCTATTTTCATTATCACAGAAAAGAAATGGAACTGGGCACATGCTGTTGAGTTGGGTTTAAATGCTGAAATCAATGAAGATGGTGAATGGGATGGAGATTTCATTTTTAATGATTCATTTGATTACATTGAGCAGATGACAGACTTCATAAATGATATTTTGGATGCACAAGAGAAAGGTGATTTACCATATTCTGTTTTATTTTTGATTGATAGTATTGGATCAATCCCTTGCAAGATGACTTTTGATGGAAAGGGTGGTAAGATGCACAATGCTGCTGTTCTTGCTGATAAAGTTGGAATGGGTTTACATTCAAGGATTTCAAAATCAAAGAAAGAAGATTACCCCTATCATAATACATTAGTGGTTATTAACCAACCTTGGGTTGAATTACCAGATTCACCATTTGGTCAACCAACAATTAAGGCAAAAGGTGGTGAGGCACTTTGGTTATCATCTTCTTTAATATTCTTATTTGGAAACCAGAAGAATTCAGGCATTAACCATATAACAGCAACAAAGAATGGTAGAACAGTTTCTTATGCTATTAGAACAAAGGTTTCAATATTGAAGAATCATGTTACTGGTATTGCTTATAAAGATGGCAAGATATTAGCTGTACCACAAGGATATTTGCCAGATACAAAAGAAGCAATTGAGAAATATAAAAAAGAATATTCACAATATTGGAATGGTATTTTGTCTGGGGATGGTGATATTACCTTTTCAGAAAAAGATGAGGAAGATGCTATAATTTTTGAATAATATGAAGAAAACCCTACTAATTGATGGTAATAACTTATTTACAATAGGTTTCCACGGAGTGAGAGAATTTTATTCTGATGGCAAACACATTGGTGGGGTTTTCCATTTTTTAAATACAATTAGATTATTTCTTGAAAAACATAATCATGATAAAGTTGTTGTGTTTTGGGATGGAAATGAGAATTCCTTAATAAGAAAACAGATATATCCAAAATATAAGGAGAATCGTAGAATTTCAATGGATGAACATAGATATGAATCTTACTTATATCAAAGAGAAAGAGTTAAGGATTATCTTGAAGAAGTTTTTGTTAGGCAATGCCAGGTGGATCAGAATGAGGCTGATGATTTGATTGCTTATTATACCCAGATAGCAAAAGGTGAAAAGATGATTATATTTTCAGCAGATAAGGATTTGACCCAATTGATAGGGGAAAATGTGACAGTATATTCACCAAGTTCAAAGACATATAGCAAGAATGGAGATTTGATTCATTTTAAGGATATTGACATACCCCATAATAATGTGTATATTTACAAAGTTATTGTTGGGGATACATCTGACAATATTGATGGCATATCAAATTTTGGGGAGAAAAAACTAAAAGCATTCTTTCCCAATTTTGAGAAGAGGGATTATCAGTTAAATGAGATATTAAATGAGGCAAAAGTTTTGCTTCAAGAAAAAAAGAATAAATCATTAGATAATTTGGTATTGGGTATTAGTAAATCTGGTTTTATTGGTGAAGAGTTTTTTGATAAAATTGGAAGAATAATTGATTTAAAAAATCCATTGATAACTGATGATGGAAAGGAAATGGTTAATGAGATTTGCAATGATAAACTTGACCCAACAGATAGAAGTTATAAGAATTTAATGAAATTAATGAATGAGGATGGATTTTTTAAGTTCTTACCAAAGAGGGATGATGCTTGGGTTGATTTTGTTAGACCATTTATGAAATTGAGTAGAAAAGAAAGAAAAAATTAATAATTAAACAACATTTTATGAGACAGAATGAAACAACAAAGGTGGAATTTTTATTGACATTGAACAGCAATATTATTGTTCAGAGATTTTTAAACATTAAAAACCTTAATCCAAATGCAAAAGATTCAGTAGAATTGCATGATTTTGTTAAGTATTTTTCAGAAGATTTGGAGAAGTATTTAAAGATGAAATCAATTGGTTATTTGGTGGACAACAAAGACAATATTTTGTATGATCCAACAATAATGGAAACATCATCAACAGATGAGCCAGAATTTTTTAATATCTATGTTAAAATTTCTGACCAGGTTATTTCTCACAGAATAATTGATGGAAAACTTTATCCACCAAAGGTTAGATACACAGTTGATATTCGTAATTTCATTAAAGAAACATTAAAAGAATTAACAAACATTTTAGTTAATCAAAACTTAACACACGAGTATTTAGAAAAGAATTTATTGTCTAACTATTAATAATTTTTTTATGTCAAAGAATTTTGATTATTTGGGGCAGACGTTCCAACTACAATTAATCAATCAGATTATTTTAGACAAGGAATTTGCTAGAGCTATACTAGAATTTATTAAGATATCTTATTTTGAAAATAAGTATTTCAAATTAATCATTCAAATGATTAAGGAGTATCATAAGAAATATGATGCTGCCCCCAACTTTCAAACATTGGAAGTTGTTGCAAAGTCTGAAATATCACAAGAATTGGCTTTAAAAATTGTTATTGATACCATAAGTAAGATTAGTTCTGCACCACTAGATGGTGTTGAACTAGTCCAAGAAAAAGCACTTAAATTCTGCAAACAAGAAGAAGTTAAGATTGTTTTGGAAAAAGCACAAAAAGTTATCAATGAGGGTGATTTTGAATCCTATGACCAACTTGAAGAATTATTAAGATATGCCCTTCAGGTTGGAGTTAAAGAAACAAATGGTTTTGAAGTTTTCAATGATTTGATTGGTGTATTAGATGAGGATTATAGACACCCCATACCAATGGGTGTGAAGGCCATAGATGGGCTATTAAAGGGGGGTTTAGCCAAAGGTGAGGTAGGAATAGTATTTGCAGGTCCAGGTATTGGTAAATCAACTCTATTAACCTTGATAGCAAATACTGCATTTAATAATAACTATAATGTTTTGCATATATTCTTTGAGGATAATCCCAAGATTATACAAAGAAAGCATTTAACTCTTTGGACTAAAATATCCCCAGATGAACTACCAAACAATAAAGATTTAGTATTTGAAACAGTTAATAAAATAAAAGAAACTCATAATAATAAATTAATTCTAAAGAAATTACCATCAGATACTTTAACAATGAATCAGATTAAGAATCAAATTAGAAAGGTAATTGCTGATGGTATAAAACTTGATTTGGTTGTATTGGATTACATTGATTGTGTTGTACCTGATAGACAAGGTAGTGATGATTGGAAAAATGAGGGATCAGTTATACGCCATTTTGAGGCAATGTGTCATGAGTTAAATATTGCTGGATGGCTTGGCACGCAAGGAAATAGGTCATCAATTTCTTCACAAGTGGTAACAAATGACCAGATGGGGGGTTCAATAAAGAAAGCCCAGGTAGGACATGTTATTATTAGTATTGCAAAAAGTCTTCAGCAAAAGGAAATGAATT